GTCGTGAATCTGCGTTAAAGATGGCTTTAGTGTTGACACCATTCACTCAAGTCGTGCAACTTGTGTCTCCTCAGGCACAAGCAGCGGTCGTGGTTGTTCAGGCCGCCAGGGTTGGTTGGGCTTTATGGCAACATTTCAACAGGCACAAGAGGGCGGCAAATGCTGTCGTGAAGAAGACAGATGTTGCTGTCAGTGAGGTCGTTAATTTGATCACTGATGATAATGTTATGAGCATTGATGATGTTTCTTCATCGATAACCTCAGCGTTGGATACAGTTGATAACACTATCACTGTGCGACGTGTTATTCGTAAACGATCGAAGGCGCCCTTCCGTGCCTATTTAGTCAAGATTGGCAAGGCAAAGTTCGGTTTGCTTAAGCGTACGCAAGCCAACTACATGTGTGTTAGAAAATTTTTGTATGACGCATGTGTTGATCACGGGGTCTTAGCTCGCCACATTGTGGAGAACGTTGATTTCGCGACCGAGTTGGTTTTTGTACCAATGGCATATGAGTTGGAACGCATGGCTATTAAGCACAGTGGCACTGTAAAGGACCACCGTATCGTCGCTGATCTCCTCGGCGACGAGGCTGGTGACCAGTGATGGGGCCCTGCTGAGCGGGTTGGGGTAGACACCTACTGTGGTGTATACCCCGGCATCCAACCCGTTAAAACAGGGATGCCCAAGAATCGTAAATATTTAACCATGAGTCGGTTTATTTGCGATGATCAGGTGGAGACTCACAACAACTCACTTGTTAACCTTATTCGAGGGGTTGGCGAGCGGGTGTTATTTACTGACAAGAAATTAACTAAATGTCAGCCGTGTGTTACCGGCACTTTTGTCAGGCGGTGTAGCATCTATTCTCGAACACTGGTGGCCGATATTGGACGACAATCCCCTGTGACTAGACAACAATTTGTTGAGTACTACAAGGGACGCAGACGGACAATCTATCAAGCCGCTAGTGACGGGTTGGCGTTAAAACCAATCCGACCCCGAGATGCTTCCGTAAGCACTTTCGTCAAGGCAGAAAAATGCAATTTTAGCACCAAGTTTGATCCTGCACCACGGGTGATCCAACCTCGACACCCTAGGTTCAATGTTGAGCTTGGTCGATACTTACTGCCGCTAGAACATAAGGTGTATGATGCTATTGATAGGATGTTTAAGTCGCCTGTCATTATGAGCAAATACAATGCCTTTGAACAAGCCCGCGTATTGAAGGAGAAGTGGGATAAATTCAAAAGGCCGGTGTGTATTGGGTTTGACGCCAGTCGGTTTGACCAGCACGTCTCACCCGAGGCTCTCCGATTTGAACATGATTTTTATCGACGAATATTTGGCCAAGATAAATTCTTGATGATGTTGTTAGGATGGCAGATCCACAATAGGGGGTTTGCCAGGTCTAGTGATGGACATTTTACGTATTCACGAGTCGGATCTCGCATGTCCGGTGATATGAACACGTCACTCGGCAACAAATTCTTGATGTGTCTAATGGCCAAATCTTATGTTGATAAACATCATTTCGGTATTGAATTTGTTAATAATGGCGATGATTGCCTTTTGATATTAGAACGATCAGATGCCCGTAAGTTGGTTTATGTACCTACCTACTTTCGAGACTTCGGATTTAAAATAGTGACCGAGGATCCTGTGTACGAATTTGAACATATCGAGTTTTGCCAGTGCAGACCAGTGCAATCTAACGGATTATATCGAATGGTTCGTAATGTTAAAACTTGTTTGGTCAAAGACGTCACAGCGTTGGCTGTGGGCCATGATGTCACTCAATACCGCTCTTGGATCGCAGATGTAGCCAGTTGTGGATTGTCTTTTTGCGCAGATGTGCCAGTTCTTGGGGCGTTCTATCGGATGTTGCAACGGTTTGGGCAGCCCGGGAATTATAATGGCAAAGATGCACTGTTTAGTGCGTATCGCACACTGAGCAAAAATGCACATTCTGACTGTGACACTCCAGATTCAAGTGGTAGATATTCGTTCTGGTTACAAACTGGTATTCATCCTGACGCCCAGGAACAGTTGGAACGATATTTTGATACCAGCGTTTGGGGCG